GACAACTGGCGGTGGTATGGCTACGGCCGCCATCGACAAGTGGGGTGTTATGATCTCCCTTACGCAAGAGGCTATCAAGGCTTCCAATTGGAATCTCCTTGGTTACCTTGCCCGTGAGGCTGGTCGTGCTTTCGCTCTCCGCAAGGAGACTGAAATCGCTAAGCATATCACGAACATCAGCGTTCCCGCGTTTGACAATCTTAATCCTGCTCAGTCAGCTCTTGGTATCACCACTGGTCGTGACATTACGCTCAAGACTAATGGTACTCTTACCATTGATGACCTTTTCAACGCGTACCACCTTCTCATCCAGAGAGGTTTCACGCCTGATACGCTAATCTGCCATCCGCTTACGTACCTTATGTTTGTCCGCGACCCCGTCCTTCGTGCATTTGCCATGCAGAGCGGTAGCGGCAATCTCTTTGGTAACTACACGGGTTCAGCTGCCAACGTTAGCGGTGTCCCTGATGCCGTTAAGGGTGTTCTTTCAAAGGGTTATTCACGCGGTCAGCTTGGTCTTGGTGCCGATGGTTCCTCGGCCTCGCTTAAGGACTTTAACGTTAATGCCATTACAGCTGCTCCTCAGCTTCCCATTGGTCTTCCGTTTGGTCTCCGCATTGTGACCTCACGTTTCATGCCTTACGACCCTGCTACTAAGCTTACCGATATCGTTCTTTGCGATAGCAAGTCACTTGGTGCTCTAATCGTTGGTTCAGGCATTGTTGCTGATGAGTGGGAAGACAAGTACTTCGAGACCTTCAAGATGAAGTGGTCAGAGAAGTGGGGTATCTTCATGTACAACGAAGGCCAGGGTCTAGTCACGCTTAAGAATATCTTCTGCGACCAGAACTTCTACGCTCCCGAGATTGCACGTCCTGTCTACGACCCTACCTCTGGTTTTGATCCTGCTGGCTCTGAGATTGATGGCGACTCAAACTTCCCTACTAACTAATAATTAGAGGATAAGTAAATAGCCCTCAGGTCGAAAGGCCTGGGGGCTTTCTTTTTGTTATAATGTCGGTATCTAGATATTAATCACTAGGAGTAGATATGAGTTTAGAAGATAAGATTGCCCGCGCCCTTTCAACTGTTACTTCTAACAGAGACATGGAGGCTCTATTTAGAAGGCTAGCCTTTGAAGAGCATCAGGCAATTATGGAAGCAGAGGATTGTGTTATAGAGGCGGAAAGTCTTGAAACTCAAGAAATTACTCTAGTCACTGGTTGCGAAGTTGAGTGCACTCTTGAGTCTTACATTGAGGAGTTCTAGCAATGGCTTTTACTATTCATTCAGTCTGGCCAGATGACGGCTTTACTACTTTTCCTACTGGGGAAAAGATTGAGATTCTTTTTAACCAAGAGGTGTCTGAATTTCTTGCTGAGAATAGTATTAGTTTAGTTGGTCCTGATAATCATATCCTTACAGGGATTGAATTTGAAGAAAAGCTTTATAGGTTTACAAACCAATCCTCTTACTCTAAGACACTTGAAAGTCTTCATTTAAAAGGTGAAGTTCCGGTTGAGCTAGAAGTTGTTAGATGCGATGCGACTGGAGAAGCTCTCCTAGAGCAAATGAGTTATGCCTATGACGCGACTGTCAAAAGTAAACTAATTATTAGACCTAAATCTTTCTTACAAGAAAAGACTGACTATCGCCTATTAATTAGTGGTTCACCTACTCCTGATAATGAATGGAGTTATATTGGATCTCGAACTGTGTTTGACGCAGAAAAAGATCTTCTTACTTCTACTGGAGAAGGAGTATTAAGGGCTAGCGGGTATTACACTGGCAATGTAGATGATGTTCTTGTTGTCGAGGTTGTCAAGGCAGGAAGTTCTTCAACTTGCAAATTAAACTGGTACTTTGAAAGTACTTCACTTGTAACTCATGATCTTTTACCTTTGACTGGGCGTAATAAGATTGCAAAAGATAAAGATATTTATCTAGAGCTAATTGGCGGCGCATCTGATGCATTTAAAATTGGAGATGCGTGGACTATTAATCTACGTCCTATAGAATACCTTATAGATACTTATAAGCTTGATTTTTCAACAGCAGCAAATCAAGTTAAAGAGTTACCTACTACTGTCTCACAAAGTCCTATTGGATTAGATGCCCCAACCCAGGCAGAGATAGAAGCTGCCTCTACTGAGTTCCAACTTGTAAAGATCGAACCAGAGTATGGTTCTAGTAATATATCCTTAAAGACCAAACAAATTATTCTTACTTTTAACAAAGATATTGATCCTACCAGTGTAACAGCAGATACAATTAAGTTGTTTAGGAATATTATGGATGGCAATCAAGATGCAGTCGACGTTGGCTACTCTTGGATTGTTAATGGCAAAAAAATTATCATTAACATAATAAGGGAATAATATGTTAAGCATATCGCAAGGAGAGACAGTTGATATTGTCTGCCAGGTTAGAGACGGTAATGGATATCTAGCTAATGGTTTTGTTAATACAGATCCCTTGGCTGATATGACTATTCCTGAATCAACACCAAAGGTCTCAATCTATCCATATGGTAAAAAGCCAGGACTGCCGGGCGTTGATCTTGGAACTCATGCTATTGTTTATCGTGCAGATCCTGGAGCGCCAAGTAAATATGGCCAATACAAATATAGTTACGCAGTTGCTTCCGATGCTCAAGTTGGTGAGTGGTGGGCATACTTTGAAGTAAACGTTGGAACTGCATTAGCTCCAGTTATGTTTACAAGTCTTGTGCCATTCACTATTAGATCCAGTGGCAATGATAGTAATGCTTATTCTCAGGATGAAGGTTTTGATACGTTACTTAATAACAATCAATATGTCATTGAGATCAGAGGTATTAAAGAAGTTGGTGCCGCAGTTGATTCTGTAGGTATAGAGGATGAGTCCTGGTTTACTAGTAGATATACTCCTATGTATGCAACCTATGATCAGGTTATTTCTAGTGTTGGTAGTATTGTTGGTGACGTTGATACTGATACTGTTAACTACCTTATCTACAGATATTCAAAAATTGTTGATGCAATGATTTTTAATATGCCAATACAGAATGGTACACAAAAATGGCTTGATTACGTTAAGATGGAATATGTAATTATCAATAGTTCTATTGATTTGATTGAAAATATTTCACTTGCACTTGGAGCTCCTCGTGCCAAACAGCTTGGTGATCTTAAAGTAGAGTGGGCTGATAACGCTTCCGCTCTAAAGGTTAAGATTGAGCAGATGAGAAAACGTGACGAAGACTTACATAGAATTCTTCACAGCAATGGCAATCTTTCTTATGGTGCTAGCCTCAACGCTGGTATGGCGATTAAAGGATACATGGGTGCTGACTACCCTGCCTTTGGTAGATCAATCGACAATATGCCTAGATTTGCACCAAGTGTTAACGTCAAAACCAGACTACCTGGCTCTTACAGATACTACCCAGATTATGCCTACCAAAACCGCTATCGTTACCGGTACATTTATAGAAATATAAATGGTAACTGGCCTGATACTGGTGGTTAATTTAGGAGGTTAGATGGCTATTAAAAGAAATCGTTTTTATCGCTTGGAGTCTACTCCAAGAGTAACACAGAAAGAGTTAGACTTGCGCAAAGAGGCCAAGGATACCTTTATGGGTTCAGTTTATGAAATTCCAAAATCATTTAAAGTTATGCTTAGAAAGTTTAGACGTAATGAAAATAAGTATAGGATTCCCTGTTCTTGCAACGTAGCCAAAGAAGGCCAAGGTCATCAGAAGTGCAGTGTTTGTTTAGGTGAGGGATACCTTTGGGATGAGCATTATGTAGATGCATTTAAAGTAGATATCGGAAGTGACCAGGAGAAAGCCGGCGCATCTCTTTTAACTGAGATAGGTAGAAGCAAGAAACAATTCTGTAAGTTTTATGTTCAAAATACAGTTGGAATAGATTATGAAGATAAAATCATAGAGTTAGCACTAGAGGCCGATGGCGCTCTTGTTAAGCCAGAGCGTCGCCATATTATTTGGACAATCAATACGTTAAATGAAAAGAGATCAGATACTGGTCGAATAGAGTACATAATTCTTTACTGCAGGAAATACTAATATGTTAGATAACTTAAGCCCATCATTGCTAAATGATTTGAATTCAGCTGGTCAACACCTTATCCTTGATATCGTTGAACAAACCGGACTTACCTCTTTGGGTAAAAGTACTGTTCCAAATAATATAATTCTTGAGCCAAGCGGCAAGGCTATGCTTAAGATTGACAATGAGAAAGTCAGAATTAATACTATATATGAGGTAATGCCTTTACTCCAAGAGGTCATTGATCTTGCTACTAAGACAATGGCTCCTTCATGGCTGAACAATGAAAGGTTAATTATCCAGAGACCTGTTATTAACGTAGAAAGTGAAACTCCTGCTATTGTATTCAAAGTGCTGGATGGAAAACCAGGCGCAGCAGGTACTGGCGCTGTGAATGCACCATCTCGTCGAATGGTAACTCCCATACTAAAAGGTAGATATATTGACCCTGAAGATGATACTTCAGAGGTGTATGTTTATAGTCAAAGAATAGACTATAACATCTCACTTAGTATATATGGCAAAACTGCCCATGAGGCTGACATTCTTAAAGAATGGGTCATGGATATCATTAAGGTTTATCTATGGTATGTTAAATACAGTGGAGTAGTGGACTTCACATTTACTGAAGAAACAGGAGATGACGTTGAATCTTTGAGACATAAACGAACA